TGGAATTCCGAAATCTTATTTAATAGATGGACGATTACCATATTCTCAAGCTTGGGTTGACACTTCCTGTCAAGTATCTCTGTTGGATGTTGGAGACTGTTTAAATATTGGAATAGCCCCTTCCCCTAGTTATCCCTCTGAAACACAATTAGGCCCCTCCCTTGTTTTCGATAAAATCCAAAAGCATATTGCTAAACCTGCTCATCTTAGGTCAATACAGACTGAAGAAGGACTAGTTGATCCTATGCTCAAAGGAATTAAGAAAATTATGGGAGGTCAAACATTTGTAGATCCAAATTTGCTTGATGCTGCAGCCAATGATGTTTTCCAAGGACTTGGAAAACCATCTACTGGTAAAGGCATTGTTCATACATATGAAGAAGCAATTTTGGGTGTAACAGATGATCCCTATAAACGACCAATTAATCGAACTACCTCACCTGGATACCCGTATAACTTGAATAACAAATCTAAAGGTAAAACAGCTTGGTTAGGTGATGGTGATGACTACATTGTAGATAATCCCGAACTTAAACAAGATGTTGAAAATTTAATATTAGATTCTAAACAAGGAATAAGAGGAAATGCAATTTCGATTGCAACTCTTAAAGATGAAAAACGACCAATTGCTAAGGTTGATGCTGGAAAAACACGCGTTTTTGAAGCATGCCCTCAACACTTGGTAATAGCAATTAGACAATACTATTTAGATTTTGCTGCTCATGTTATGCGGAAGAGGATTGACAACGGCATTGCTGTCGGAATTAATCCTTATTCTCTTGAATGGACCAAATTAGCCCACCATTTGCAATCGAAAGGAAATCAAATGATAGCTGGAGATTTCTCCAACTTTGATGGTTCTCTTTTGATGCAAATTTTAGTTAAGATAATGGAAAAGATCAATGAATGGTACAATGATGATGAGGAATCTCAAATGGTACGCGCTGCTCTGTGGGAACACATCTGTAACGCAGACATTTTGGTGCGTGGGGAAGTGATTCGTAAGACTCACTCCCAGCCATCAGGGAATCCTCTGACTGTCATTATCAATTCATTGTTCAATGGAATAGTTATGAGAATTGTTTATTTAATTCTCAAAAAGGAACAAGGACTACCTGCTATATGTGACTACAGGAAGCATGTTGCTGAAATCATTTATGGTGATGATGATATAAAGTCAGTTAGTGTAGAAATACTTGACTGGTTTAATCAACTCACCTTGACTAAAGCACTTGCTTCTTTTGGTTTAACATATACAGACGAAACGAAAACTGGAAACATTCTCCCATGGAAGCCTCTTGAAGATGTAGCTTTTCTTAAAAGAAAGTTTGTTGTTCAACCGGATGGAACATTTCTAGCCCCTATGGATTTAGAAAATGTTCTTGAAATAACGAACTGGATTAAAGGAAAAGCACGCATCTCGGCAACTATTGAGAATTGTGAACAAGCTATTATGGAACTCGCTCTCCATCCGCAATCAGAATACGAATATTGGAGTAATCGTATTCGAGAGGAACTCGCTAATATTGGACAGAACATTGTTGTGCCCACATATTACGAGCAGATGGAGGTATACAGATACAATCGTGATCTGTATGCTCGAACAGAATATGTTCCTCTTTACTAACTCCCAAAGAAATGTGATCTAAGACTGAAAATACAAACGGGATACTTTTCTATCTTTGCTATTTCTTTGCCCATAGAGTGTTGCTGTGCTCTGGTGATACAGCTCCCGACTTCAGGGTGAATAGTCATCTACCCCTGTCGTAATACATGACTACTAGTAACCAAACTAATTCAAGTGGTTCTGTTTCGTATGACCACGACCAAAACACGAAAGTCGATTCTACCCGAGGACAACTATTAACTGATGTACAGATGTCCGCTGAGGCCGTTCCAATGCCATCGAATACTATTCAGATGGCTTTGAACGACACCACCCGACATGAGATAATGAGTATATTACAGCGTCCAGTCAACCTTGGAACTTTTGAATGGAAATCATCTGACGATGATATCCCTGTTCAATTAGCCCCATCTGACTACGATGCTGATACACAAAATTATTTACAACAATTTAACTTTCCCCAGGATATTTTCGCTAACTCCCCCTTAGTAGTGGACAAATTAAAGAATTATCAATATCTTAAAGCTGATATTGAGATAGAAGTCAAAATCAATGCTCAGCCATTTTTACAAGGTGCTTTAATGTTAGTTTATAATCCATATTATAATCAGACTGGAGATTTTAGACGTAAAGGTACTCGTTATCTTGCGTCTCAGACCTCTTGCCCTTATAAAATTGTTAGTATTGAGGAAGGCAACTCTCTCAAATTAATTTGTCCTTATGCAAATATATATGACCTTTTCGACCTTGGAAATTCTGATAATCAATTTGGATCAGTTTTCCTGTATGTATTTTCAACTCTTTTAGGACCTAATGCTGCTGAAACAGCTAAGTATACCGTTTTTGCTCGCTTTGTGAATCCACGCTTCTTTGTCCCAACTCAGAATGATGTAATTTCCCTAGCTAGAGATCAACATGAAATTAAACGACTGACCTCCAAAGGTTATCGAGTTGCCCAATCAGATGTGCAACCAGCCGCTTCGTCAGACACTGGCGAAGTCGAAGCTACTGGCCCCGTGTCTAAG